GAACGATTTTTAGGAATTGCTGGTTTGATAGAGATAATTGCGTAGATGGGCTACAATGCCTTAGACACTATCGTTATGAGGTTGATCCTGATACTAAGCAATTCAGTCGCACACCGCTACATGACCAATATTCACATGGCGCAGATGCGTTTAGGATGCTAGGATTGATGATACAAGAGCCTAAGAAAATGGTAGTTAAAAAACCCGTGTTTGAACATAGCAATTGGATGGGATGATTATGTCCGAAAATCAAAGCGACTTTGACCCACGTATTGACGAGGCTAAGAAATTCTTAAAGTTAGCCAATGATGCTGACACTAACAACAGATCAGAGGCGCTAGAGGACTTAAAGTTTGCCGCAGGTGATCAATGGCCCGTTGAGATACAAAATAGCCGTAATTTAGAGGCACGCCCTTGTTTGACCATCAATAAAATTGATGCGTATGTGCGTCAGGTCACAAATCAACAGAGACAACAACGCCCACGCATTAAAGTCCACGGCATGAACAGCCAAAGCGATGCAAAGGTAGCTGACATACTTACAGGCATTTGCCGACACATTGAGGTCAATTCAGACGCTGACCACGCCTACGACAACGCCTTTAACTATGCTGTACGCATGGGATTTGGTTACTGGCGTGTCAAGACCGACTATGTACGGGAAGATTCATTTGACCAAGAAATTTATATTGAGCCGATTCACAACCCATTTACAGTCTATTTTGACCCTAATAGCACATTGCCCGATGGCTCTGACGCTGAGAAATGCCTAATTACACAGGTTGTAAGCAAAGAAATATTCCGCAAGATGTATCCTGATGCTGATGACGGAACAGGATTCAGCCAACGTGGAACTGGTGACAGCAACGCAGAATGGGTAATGAAAGAGGATATTCGCATAGCCGAGTATTTCTATACTGAAAGAAAACCTGACAAACTGTGTCTTTTAAGCAACGGTGTAAAGAAATTTAGATCAGAACTGCCAAAACAAGACGAATTGTTGGCAATGGGCGTTGTGGTGATTGATGAGCGTGCATCTTTCCGAAAAGAAATCAAGCAAATTAAATGTACAGCTATTGAAGTGCTAGAAGAAGGCATTTGGCCATCAAAGTACATACCAATCGTGCCTACTTATGGGGAAGAATTTGTTGTTGACAACAAGCGCAAGAAATATGGCTTGGTTCGCATGGCAAAAGACCCACAAAGAATGTACAACTTTTGGAAGACTGCGCTTACAGAATCGGTTGCATTAGCTCCTAAAGCCAAGTGGTTGCTTGCTGAGGGTCAAGATGAGGGGCATGAGAACGAGTGGGCAATGGCCAATATCAAAGCTATGCCAGTATTGCGTTATAAGCAAAAAGACATTGAGGGCGTGCCTGCTCCAGTACCCACAAGAATACAACCTGAAGCACCACCAGCGGGCATTATTGCCGCAGCAGATGGAATTAACGCTGATATGCAAGCTGTTTTGGGTATATTTGATCCAAATCAAATGGCCACGGGCAACATTTCAGGCAAAGCATTAAACGGTCAACAACAACAGATTGACCTTACCAATTTCCATTATTACGACAACCTTACACGATCCATTAAGCACACAGCCAAGATTATTCTTGATTTAGTGCCTAAGATTTACGACCAAGCAAGGGTAATGCGGATCATTGGTGACGATGGTAAGCCTGATTTGGTGGACATTAATAAGCGCCAATCCGATGAGCAAGGCGTAATGACCATATTAAATGACGTTACCGTGGGCGAGTATGACGTGGTAATGGATACAGGACCAGGCTACAACAGCAAGCGCATCGAGGCGGTCAACAGCATGATGCCAATGCTTTCAGCCGATCCAAACCTAATGAATGTGGCTGGAGACTTGATCTTTAGGAACATGGACTTCCCTGGCGCTGATGTTATTGCCGACCGACTTGCAGCGGCTAACCCATTGGCGCAGATTGATGACAAATCACCAGTACCGCCACAAGTTCAAATGCAATTGGCGCAGTCTAAAAAGACAATTGAAGAACTACAGCAACAGTTACAGGGTATGCAATTGATGCTGAAGAATCGTGCTGATGTTGAGCAAATGAAACAAGAAGCTGAAACTAAGCGCACCTTGATTAAAGAGACTAATAGGGCGCATCAGATTGAATTGACAGATCAAAAACACCATCGTGATATGGTTTTACGTACTGATACGCAAGCGCATGACACGGTAATTAAGACGCAAACACAAATGGAAATTGAACGCATGAAAGCTGATTTGGCCGTTTATCTTGCTCAGCTGGACAGATTGAGCGAGAAAGCAGCCACAGTAGAAGCTATCGAGCGTGCTATTTGACAAAGTAATAGATTAGTGTAATATTTACACAAACCTTACCCGTAAGGTATACGGGGTTAATTCTTAGGTGATACCTATGTCTGAAAAAGAAGCAGGAAACGTCCTGACAAGTGAGAATTCGGCTGAATTTTATGCTAACAAACTTGGTATAGCTGACAGGAGCGAAGATGAGGCGGTAGAAACCGAGCCATCTGAAGTGACCGATCAGAGTGAACAAGATGAGCAAATTGAAGCCAAACCTACCGAGGAAAAGAAACAGAATCCTAAGTTAGAGAAAAGATTTTCTGAACTGACAAAACAACGTGAACAAGCCAAGGCAGAAGCGCAAGCAGAACGCCAAAGAAGTGAAGCGTTGGAAACAAGGTTAAGGGCTTTAGAGCAACAGGCTACGCCACAACAGGCGAAGAACATTGACGAAGAACCACAACCTGGCCAATTTCAAGATGCGTTTGAGTACGCTAAAGCATTGGCGCAGTATTCAACAGAAAAGGCTTTGCAAGAGCGTGATCAGCAAGAAGCTAACAGGAAAGCTAACGAAGAAAGACAAAAGGTTATCCAATCTTGGTCTGAAAAGTTAGAAAAAGTGAAAGCGGATATGCCAGATTATGATGACATAGTGTCTACGGCAAACGTGGTGGTAAGTGACGATATTCGAGATTCCATACTAGAGAGCGATGTAGGCCCAAGAATCCTGTATCACCTAGCAGAAGATTTAGAGTACGCACAGAAACTAGCACAAATGCCAGCTCGAAAGGCTTTGATTGAAATAGGAAAATTGGAAAAGCTATATGAACGGAATGAAGTTAAAGCAGAGCCGGTAGTTAAAAGTAAAGCTCCTGCGCCAATTCGACCCTTAAAAGCGGCTGGTGGTGTTGCTGATATTCCCATAAACTCAAGTGGGGAATTTCATGGAACTTACCAATCGTGGAAAGAAGCAAGGCGTGCGGGCAAAATTCGTTAATTTTTAATCAAAGGAAAGAATCATGGCAAATAATTTGCTAACGATATCCAAGATCACCAACGAAGCGTTGATGGTTTTGGAAAATGAACTGACATTTACTTCAGAAGTAGACCGTAACTACGATGACCAATTCGCAGTTGTTGGCGCTAAGATCGGTAACACAGTTAACGTTCGTAGACCAGGTCGTTTTATCGGTACAACAGGCCCAGCGCTGAATGTTGAAGACTTTAACGAGTCAAGCGTTCCCGTGACTTTAAGCACGCAATTCCATGTGGACACCCAATTTACTAGTGCCGATTTGGCATTGTCATTGGATATGTTCTCTGATCGCGTGTTGAAGCCTGCTGTTGCCGCTATTGCTAACAAGATTGACCGTGATGGTTTGGTTATGGCCAAAAACAACACAGCCAATATCGTTGGTACTGCTGGTACACCTCCTACAGGTTTGATCACATATTTGACTGCTGCTGCTTACTTGGACGCTGAAGGCGCACCACGTGACGGTCGTAGATCATGTATTGTTGAGCCTTTTACATCAGCCACGATTGTTGACTCACTCAAAGGTCTTTTTGTACCCCAAGAAGCCATTGGCGAGCAATACCGTAAAGGTTTGATGGGTCGTGACTCTGCTGGTATGAACTGGAAAATGGATCAGAACGTGGTAAGCCAAACCTTTGGCTCATCATCTACTGCCGTTTTGTCATGCAATACATCAACTGCAACTGGTTTCCTGACTTCAGGTTGGGCACAAACTTCAACTATCGCTTTGTCAGCAACGACAGCAGCAGGTAACTTGAACGTTGGTGACGTAATCCAAATTGCTAACGTGTATGCGGTCAACCCACAAAATCGTCAAGCATACGGTTCAAACAAGTTGAGAAACTTTGTTGTAACCGCAGCAGCAACGGTTTCTACATCTGGCACAACTAGCGTTACAGTTTCTCCTGCCGTTATTACAGCAGGTCAATTCCAAAACGTTAGCGTAACAAGCGCTGGAGCCTCTACAGTAACGCCTTTCAATAATACTGGTACTGTGTCACCACAGAACATTATTATGCACCGTAATGCGTTCTGCTTGGCAGTTGCTGATCTTGAATTGCCAGAGGGTGTCCACTTTGCAGGCCGTGCGTCTGATAAAGAAATTGGACTTTCAATGCGTGTGGTAAGACAGTACACAATCAATAATGACAGTATTCCAACCCGTTTGGATGTTCTGTACGGTTGGGCACCGCTCTATCCTGAGTTGGCTTGCCGTGTTGCCGCTTAACTTTAACATTTAGGAGAAATTAAAATGGCAAATCCAGGACCAGCAACCACAGTAAGCAATCACCCACAGGTACTTGGCACAAACCAAGCCTTGCGTTTGATTGCATCCGCACAATCTGTAAACTTGGCTATTGCTGGTGATACAGCATCCATTGTTTTAGATGTATCTAAATTTGTACCTACAAGCGTAGTTATTACCAATGGTCTGAACTCTAGTGGCGCAACAACCACTATTGCTACAGCTACTGTTGGTGTATATACGGGCGCAGGACAAACAGGTTCAACCATATTGACTACTGCTGCTTTAACAAGCAACACAGGTGGCCCTTATGTGACCATTACTGCCGCAACAAATCCTAACACCGCTATATCTAACCCAACTAACATTTATGTTAACGTTGGTACTACGATTGCAGCGACTTGTGACGTATTTGTTTATGGCTATGACCTCACATTCTTACCTTAATTTGTGAGTAAATAAAGAAAGGCCACTCTCAAAAGGGGTGGCTTTTTCTGTTTTAATGTACAATTAATCATTCTTAAAAGGAATAACTATGTCAAAAACCACTATATGTCGTGGCAACGTAATAGCACATACGATTTGCCAGCTTACATTTCCTAGCACCACATTTTCTACCACAACAACTGAAGTGACGATTTCTTGTCCTGGCGTTAAGTCAACAGACAAAATTCAGGTTCAGATTGATGCGGCAATGACCGTGGGCGTAGGTATTTGTAATGCTTACACAAATACAGACAATTCAATTATTGTTCGTTTGTTGAACTTAACTGGCACTTCTGTCACCCAAGCTGCGGCAGTTATGTTAGTTAGCGTTAAGACTTGCGAAGATAGCCCATTGCCTGCTAACGTAGTCTAATCATGGCAAATACATCTGTATTTAGAATTGCTGGTCCAACAACGGCCATAGCTGTTACAACGTCTTCATCGACTGCCGTAACCATTACGCCCAAGGGAAACGATCAGATTAACTACTGCGGATTTTTGAATACTGGAACAAATGTTATTGCTGTTACTATTGCGCCTACAAGCGCAGGTGCAGCAGTATTGCCTACAGCGGGTAATACAAGCAATTCATTTGTTTTAGGGGTAAGTATGCAATCACCTATGGTTGTTGCTGTACCGCCCGATCAATTTTCTGTAACTACAATTGGTTCTACATCAAGCACTTTGTATGTAACGCCAATGAGCGACCAAACTTAAAGGGCAAACATGACGAATCAAGTAGCATCAACAGTCACTACACAAATTGTTCCTGTTCAAGGGCTATTTGATTCATCAGGTAATTGCATAAGTTTGATAGGACCAGGGGGGGTGTATTTTTATGCCCCTGCCAATCCTACATTTACAAGCACAAACATTTACGCTACATCACAAATTGGTTATGCAAGTGGCAATTATGCAAGCGTAACGCAGACCAATAACAAGACAACTGGCGTGACAATTAACACCTCAAGCGGTCAAATTGTTACTGCAAACAGCCAATTAGCACCATCAGCTCAAGCGGTATTTACGGTTACAAATAGCCAAGTAAGCGTAAGAGACAATGTAATTATTTCAATTGGTTCAGGTGGAACACAAGGCGCATACAACGTATTTATTGCGGGTATTGCAGACGGATCATTTGTTGCGGTGATTAAAAACACCACAAACAACGCATATAG